TCATCGCGCGGCGGGCTCCGGCGATCCCTTGGTAAACACACCCGTCTTGTTGAAAGTTGCCACGACTCCGTCGATCAGGCTTGTGATCAATTGAACGTGCGATTCCGGTACAGTCTCGCCGGCGATCTGCGAGACCGTCTGGATGGTGTTCAAGGCGACTTGCGCCTTGGTTTGCCCAGGCGCGTGGACAGACTGTTCGACGGCTGCGACCGTGCCCATCACGAGCGACAGGTACTTTGCGATTAACAGGAACGTTTTCATTTTTGGTTCTCCCTTTTTCATTGCTGCGGTTGGGCCGAGAACAGCGTCTCGACGAGTGGTTGGAGCCAGCGCCGGTCGGCATTGGCCCCGTACGAGTCCCACGTCTCGATGGCCGCCTTGATTCGGGCGACCTCCGGGTCGGAGAACTCAAAATTCTTGGCCGCGAGGGAGAGCGCCGGGTTCCATACCAGACGCTCCTGGCCCGCGGCCATCTCACGTTTCACTTCGACCGCCTTTTCCTCGTCGGCGTCGAGTGCGATGCGGTCTTGAACGGACCAGATCGCGCGAATAGAACCCACGTCTGCCCGCTGCGCGCCCAAGAGCGCGTGCAGGTTCAGACGCTGGGTGTGATCCAGCGTCAATTTCATTGGTTGTCCTTTTACGGGTTGGAGTAGAGCAGGATATAGCCCGCCGTGACTCCGGCGGGATTCTTCACTTTGAGCACGTCAGACCATCCTGACGGGTTGCTCGCGCCCATCAGTTCGGCGAGCCGGTATCCGTTGCCGGTGCTGCCCGCGATTATCAGTTCACCGCCGGCGGTCACCTGCAGGAGCGTATGGTCCAAAAGATTCGAGCCAGGACCCGCCACCCGGAACGGCGACTCCGTGTTGTCCTTCGCCACAACCAGCAGCGCGCCGCAGGCTACTCCGGCTGATACTGTCGAAGCCTGATAACCCCACGTCCTGGCATATGCTTTCTTCGAATCATTGCCCTGCTGAAGGCAACCGCCCCACGCATAGAACGACAGGCCGGAGGTCCAGCTGTCCGTGTAGTGACCGATTGCGACCCACAGCGCAGTTGCGCCGCCCGTCATCGTTCCCGCGATTTTGAACCGCTGCCAGGACGTCGTAAGCGTCACGGAGGTCGGACCCGCCAGCCACGTCGTCCATCCGTTATCGAGAACGCCCAGCGAGACTGTCATCGTTCCGCTGGCGACCCGCAGCCAGACGTAGAACGTATACTGGCCATTGGCCGCGAGGCCGGAGATGTTCTGCCGGATCAAGCCTGCCGCGCCGCTCGCTGTGACTGTGTCGGCGGTCTGGTTTCCATCGGGTGCCAGGACCGAATTTGCGGTCACCGTGCAGGTGCCCCCGTTCTTGTCCCAGGTGCTGACGCTGAAGTCTTCCGAGTACTTCAGCATGTTCTCGTAGGGCGCGCCGACCGTCTGGAAAGCCCCGCACTCAACTGACTGGAGATGAGAGTCCGCATAGCCCCACAGGTTGTTGGCCGCGACGTAGCCGAAGTTCGCTCCCGCCGAGCCATCGCGCAGAACCACCGTGCTGGCGGTCGCGGCAGCGGTGGCGTCGGTGATCTGCGCGGATGTGTGGCTATGGACGCTCGCTGCCTTGCCGGCCAGATCGGTTACGAGGTTCGCGATGTCCGATTCGGCGTGGGTGTGCGCCGGAAGGTCCCCAGACAGCAGAGCGGCTACGGTGATCACCGCGCCCGAACTCGCCTGCTTCAGGAAGCCTGGCCCTGTTGCCGCTAGCGTCGCCCCCGTGCCGCCACGTGCGACCGCCAGCAAGCCGGTGGTAAGTTTACTCGCGTCTAGGTTCGGAACGTCACCAGCCGCCAGTGCGGCCACTGTGACCGCCGCCCCCGTGGTCGCCTGTTTCAGGAAGCCGGGACCGGTCGCCGACAGGTCGGCGGCGGCGCCACCACGCGCAAGAGCGAGTGTACCGGAGTTGATATCTCCTGCCGCATGGTTGTGGGTTGGGATGTCGCCGGCCGCGAGGGTGTCCCACGCAGGCAGCGCAGATATCGAGCCGTTCCCGGTCTGGCGCAGGAACTTCCTGGTGGTGGTTGTCTGGCCCGCCAGGCGCACCCAGGCTGGCGCGCTGGTGGCTGCGATCAGGTCACCCAGGACCGGCGCCGCCGCCACCGTGTCCGGATGCGTCGCTGACAGGAGGTTGTGGTTCGTCGGGCCTCCAGCCGCCGCGACAGTCACGTTCACGCGGTCGTTGCTTGCATCGTCTGCGACGGTGAGCGTCACATTTCCGCCTTCGATCAAGTTCACGGCACGGCGCGTCGCGATGGCAGCGCCGGCCTTCTGAATCATGAATGGCAGCGAACCCGAGACGATATCGGTGGCCACGTGGGTATGCGGCGGGATATCGCCGGCCACAAGCGACGCGCCACCGGTCGCGCGGCCCTTTTGATCGACCGTGAGCTTGGTATAGGTGCCGGGGGTGACAGCGGTACTGGCGAGGCCAACCACTCCGGCAGCGACCACAAGGCCGCCGACTGAATCGATCTGAACAAGGCCCTTGGCAGTCGTCGTGGCGTCTGGATAAGAGAACGCGCCGAAGGTCTGGCCGGCCGCAAAGTCGATCACCGCGTCCATCGCGAGGTGGTTGCCGGCGTGCAATGCCAGCCCCAGGTCGCCCGAGTTGTCGGCCTTACGCCACTTGATGGCGCCAAGGTTGGGCAGGCGCAGGAGACCGGTGCTCGCGATGTTGCCAGTCCCAAACGCCGCGCCGTCCTGAAACGTCTTCACGCCCGTGATCGTCACCGCGCCGTTCTTCTGAACATAGTTCCGGGCGGCTGCGCTCCCCAGTTCCGTCTCGATCGCCACCACCGCGGACTGGACAGCGGTAATGAATCCGGCGACCATATTGGCCTGCACCGTCGCGCCGATAGCGTGGCTGGCTGCGACGGTGCCGAACGCGCCACGCTGACAACCGGTGAACTGTACACTGCTGCGTGCCGTGTAGATTACCAACTCGTCGTTGATCGACAAGACGCCATAGGCATCCGCAAAGCCGCCAGCGGTGGATGCCACGCTGATCGTTGAGTCGCCCACACCGATGGCAACCGTAGCGGTCGTTTCGAGCGGCTTTGTTGAGAACGCATCCACTGGCGAGTACAGCGTCGAAGCGCCGTCGATTGCTGCCGGGAAATTACTCATTGCCATGCCTCGTGTTGGCGCGGAACTGGTTCAACGCGCCGCCCGCCATCGGAACCATCGGTTGCAAAACCACCGTCTCAATGGCGCGCGCGGCGTTCGGCTTGAAGTACTGCGCGTTGCTCACTTGCAACGATCCGGTCTGAAGGGGGACGGGCCGGGAGTTCAGGCAGAACTGGTCGAATGCCCAGAAACAGAACGAGTAGAGCTTCAGGCCTAGCCACATTCCGTAAGCCTGCGCCATGGGCGGATCCGGTGGACCGTACAGACCGGACAGGAACATGCACTCTGAAGCGGGACGCCCCAGCGTATCTTTGGCGAAGCCGATCACCTGGCGGATCAGCGGGGAGCTCTTCTGCCACACATCGTAGTCGAAGCCCTCCGACCGGAAATACTTAATCCCATAAGAGGAGTTCTTCCACTGGTTGGGCAGGTTCACGTAGAAGTTGAGCGCGCGAAATTTCGGGCTGGGCTTAGGCATCCCCTGGTTCGCATCGAGAGGCCACAGACACTCGAACACAGCGGTCGGATGGTACGAGCGGACGTAGGTGATCACGTCCTGGCAATACGCCCAGATGCGGTCCCGCAAGAAGGCGGCGGTCTCGTTGGGGTGCGCCGGATCGCCGACCGGATCTTCAGTTGGCGCGCGGAATGGCCAAATCTGGTGGCCCTTCGCCGCGGCGAACTCACTGATCGTGTCCTGGTCATAGTAGGGCATCCCGCCGTGCGGGTCCGCTGCCGTGTTATCGAAGTACCACCACTGCGTCTCACCGAACTGGAGGATCACCGGCGCGCCCGCTGCCTCGATCTGGTCGGCGCACTCCTTGTACATCTGCCGGAGGTATGCCCGAACGCGTGTGCCGAAGTGCATTTGGTGCGAAGGAACGCCCAGGTCGACGTCCGCGCCTGGCGCAACGATGCCGCCGGTGTAGAACAGATACTTTGCGCGCATCGCGGCCGGCGGCAGGTAGCACTCCATCGAGAACGCAAATGACGCTTTGATACCCGCCGCTTGGAACTGGCCGGCAAGGTCCTTGATCCACCGGCGCGCGCCTTCGGTCATGACCGGCGAGATACCGTCGATCATCTCCCAGGTTCCCTCCGTACCGGCGATGCCCATGTGATCGGAAAGCGTGAGCGTCACGGAGTTGGGCGCACTGACCGCGAGGCCGGTGAAGACCCACGACGGTGCCTTCGATTGGATGCGGAGCGTGGTGCTCGAACCGTAGTTGTCGTCGGCCCACACACCGGAGAACGTGCCGTTGATCGACGCCCGCACTTGGGCCACGATCTCCTTCAACGTTTCGCCATACCCGATGGCATGGGTGATTGTGGTCCCGCTGATTGCAATCGTCACGACGTCGCCGGCAGCAGGGGTGCCAGAGAAGGCTACCGTGGCGTACGGGTAGTTCGCGCCCACCCGACGCCGTTTGTTGTTCCAGAAGACACCCATGTACACATCGGCGTGGCCCTTGAAGCCGAGCTTCTGGAGTTGCCAGAGATGCCAGGCCGGAGGCTTCTTGTAGCCGTGGTCGGTGTCGAAGTCCAGAGCGAGTGAAACGTCCGAGTACACCTGGGGCGCGTCCGGGACGTCCTGCGGCACCAATGGCCAGAGGTAATCGAAATAGAAATAGTACCCCGTGCTGGCGGCGTTCTTGGTGAACGTGGCGGTGATCTGGACCACGTGCGTTCCGGCCGCGACGCCGCTTGCGAGCTTCACGCTCGCGTTGGTCCCGCCAAACTCATCCAGGTAGAGATCGAAAGGCGACCCGGGGAGCGCGAGGCCGTCAACGGACACCGCCACCATGCCGCAATCGACGTTCAAGAACGTACCGAGATAGAGGTCGTGCGTGGCATTCTGCGAATAGCGAAACGACGCCGTCCGGACATCCGTCAGGCTTGCCGGCGCAGTGCGCTTGCCGTGGCCGGTGCTCCACCACTGCGAGGGCCAGCCCGCCACGCCGTACTTATAGTCTTCCCAAAACCCGGTGTACTTGCACCGGGAGTCGCCTTCTTCGATCCTGTCCGCACCGCCGCCGACCTTCAGGCTGCCATCGCCAATGACAACGATGTTCGAGATCGTGCATCCCCATTCCACATCGCTGGAGAACCCGCTCACCGGCGAAAGCTTCTTCATGCGGACGCCCGCCGCCCAGGTGCCTGCCGTCGAAGACTGGTAGCCACGTTCGACGATGATCTGCGTGGGCGACGCCACCGACACGAGGCGCACTCGCTCCTCTGCGGTGGACGATCCGATGAAATAACGGTCGCCGGTGAGCTTCGAGGAATCGTCCACGCTCCACGCGGAAACGGCCGGCGTCACACCAGCGGTAAGGAAGCACCCGTCCTCCAGTTCGCCTTCGGCCTGCTCGAATCGAGGCGCGAAAACCATGTACATCTTCCGGCAATCGCTCATGGGAACAGCGACGCTGAAGCGATCAAGTATCGCTGCAGTGAAATCAAGCGTGATGTGGTACTTGGTGTCGTTGTCCCCGCCGGTGAACGGGATGCTCGTCCCGCTGCCGGCCGTCCATTCAAAGCCCTGACCGGTGGTGACTGGCAGGCCAGCCAACGTGCGGCCGTGTACCACGAAGACGCGATCCTGGTTCCCGAGCTTTCCGTATCGCGCCGTCGCCCCACTCGCGGTGACGAAGGTGATCGTGATGCCGCCACTACTGGGCCCGCTGGCCCATGCGGTCGAGTGAATCACTCCGCTCTGGTCCGGACCGAACCGCCCGGCCACCGTCGCGCCTGCAGTGTTGATGATGTCAGCGAGCTTCCGAGCCACGTGCCACGCCTGCGTCTTGCGCGTCACGAACGAGCGGTTGCCGTGGCCCTCGGATACACTCGCGTGAAGCGTGCCGGTGCCTACGCCGATGACGGTAGTCTGCTCTTCGTTGGTGCCGGTTCGCTCAAGCCAGATGGTGTCCACCGCGGCGAAGCCCGCCGTGCTATCGACCGGCAGGCTTACAGCACCCGCGACCACGTCTGCCGTGAGTTGGGTTTCGACCCGGCAGTCCGAGGTCGCTACCGTGTAACGGGTGTCGCGGAAGTAGAGGTGCAGCCAATCGATGCCGCCGTCCATGTTCTCGTCGCCATCGAGATCGAGCACCACGCTGGCGGCGGTCTCGCCACCGGAGACCACTGTTGCGTGGCCCAGCAACGGCACCTCGTGCACATCGCCCTTGCCGGTGACGAACGTCATGGCGTCCCAGGAGACGGACGGGTATTTGGCGGCGTCGAACCGCATGGAGCCGTCGAGCGCCTGGTCGTACTCGATATCGAATTCGAGTTTCAAGCCGGAGAGATCGGTCTTCGGCAGGTGGCGGCACCGCAGGTGGTTGTAGTAGTCGTAAGCATTCCACCAACCGAGCACTGCGAAATCTTCAGCCGCCTGGAAGATGCCGGAAATGGACACACCGGTCTCTGTGGCATCGTGCATCGTGGTCGTCGCGGCGCGCCCGGTGAAACCTTGGGTCTGGAAGTTCCGCCGCGGATCGAAGATGTGAAGCGGTTCTAAAGACACAATTAATCGCTTGATCAGCCCACCAACGACGCTGGCATCGGTGGTCGAGAAGGATTCGAGTACCAAGTACCCAAACCGAGCTCTCTTGGTTAGTCTTTGTTATTTTTTGTTGTGTACGTATGAAATCGTGTTAAGCTTTGTTTACGGCCATATAAAATAAAGGCCGACAAAGGACAACACCATGAAACCAGTATGGAAACGACGGATTCCCGAGCATGGCACGAATTTTGACCTAGCCTTGGTAAATCCCGAGGACTTGGATCGGGAGCGCATGCACTACCTTCTTGAAGCAATCATGAAAGAAACCCACCGGCGTCTGAGCTTGAGTGGTCGCGCATACCGGGAATTGAAAGCGTTTTTCGACAATCCGACCTCTCCTCTCAGGGCCTCTTCCTATGCACTCTTGAGCAACTGGTTCACGACCCGTGGCGGCGACAAGAACAGTACCGTCGCCAGTCGTTGCGAAGCGCTTTGGGACGAGATGTTTCCGTGCCGGCCGTTAGAAAGGCTCACCTCGCCAACGGCTGGGCAGAACCACATCGTTTTGCCGTCTGAATTTGCAAGCTTCTGGCCGCGCCTCTTGAAAGCGCAAGGCAACTCCGCTATGGCGACCTTTACCCATGACAGCGTGACGCTGAGCGCCGAGGCAGCGGACCCATCGCCAGTAGAGAATACGCGTCTCGCTGGCATACCTCCTTCTGGAGTGACCGACGATAGCGGCGTCGTGCTTGCTGAAGGCGAGTCAATTCACGCAGTCATCACAAGAGATGGGATGCACATCGACGTAAAGGGAAGCCCCCAGGCAATCGCCAGTTTTCTAGATCACTGACTAAAGAAGGTCGGCAGCTAACCGAAGCGATTCCAAAACATCGCAATCCTCGACCGTGAAGCCACAAGTGAGCAAGGGCCGTCGTTCATTCCGCGATATGGGTGACGGTCTTTGTGCTCGGGACGGATGGTGTTCTCGGAGAGTCCCGTGCGCTGTTCTCCGTCACGTTTGGATCACCACGGTGAGGTCCGCGCCAGGATTCGGGGAGGCCACCGTTTTGATATCGAACGCCAGCACGTTTCCCTCGTTGAGAATCGGCGTCGGCCAGACGCACGGACGCAACCAGCACGCCGGATGGTTGTTCGTCACGATCGCGTCGAAAGTCTGGGCCGCGGCATCGACAGCCAGGATCTCTACGCACTCCTCGGTCGCACCGTTCAGGTCGAAGAAGACGAATCGGCCCACCTCGAGCCCGGTGGTCGAGGCATCATAAGACCCGGTGCTGATCGTCTGCACCGAACCGCTCCCCGTGATCGTGTTCAAACTCAGCAGGCCATAGTCCGCGTACGGCAGGCGGCGCGTCTCCGGCTTTCCATAACCCTGGTTGATCAGGAAATCGTAAGTGCTCTTGGCCCCGTCCGGAAGCATCTGCGCGATGCCCATCTTTTCGAGAATGTTCCAGGTCGCGCCCTCGTCGGTAGAGTACTTCACCACGTAAGAGGACTGCCCGTCCATCGTCACCCCCTGCACGTAAGCGAACACACACCGGACGGAGGCCGCGTCGTGGATCTTCATCGGGATCGCAACGTTGTCCTGTGCGGAGAGCGCGCCCGCGATTTGGAACGTGTACGCGCCGCCAGAGCAAGTCCGGTCCCCTGGCATGAACGGTTCGTTATGGTGACCGCGCGCCCAGAACGTGAACGGCCCGTAGCCGAATTGGTTTGCCACGCCGACCGCCACGGAGACGACGCACACCGAAGGGATCTTCGCGTCGATCCTGGCTGGCAGTCCCGGCGTGCGGAAGAAGCCCTTCTTCACCGCCATGGTGAAGAGTTTCATGTCGAGCTTGTAGAAACGGACGTGCTCCAAGTGGGCGCACCGCATCGTTCCGAAGGTGGCTTGCCCTGCCGGCACACCCTGCCACGCGCGCGTGATCTCGAATGAGCCGGTCGGTACCACATCGCCGGTGGCTCCCGGACCCGTGATCTGGGCGCACTCATAGGAGCGCCGGCCCGGATTGTTCACGTCTTTGGCCTCGTCGTTAAAAACGATGAAGTCGCCGACCTTGAACACGCGCGCGGTGGCGGGGTTCACCGTGCAGTTCGCCGTAGCCGGATCGGTGGTGTCGTCGAGCGCGGCGTCAAGGCTTCCCCACAGATCAACGGCGAGCTCGTCCACGTAATACAGACCCATCGTGATCTCGGTCGCGCCCGTGATGTTCTCGTTGCCCGCCGCGTCGGCAAGCACCTCGATCTCGTCCACCACATATGACCCGTAATCCGTGAGTTTCGGCGTCCCGTTGACAATCCCAGGAACTCCCGTGTCATGGAAAACCTCCTCCGGCACCGGCGAGGCGTCGACATCGGCTGGCTTCGGCCCGTCGACGAGGTCGTACATTGAGTCCGTCGTGGTGCGGCCCTGAATATCGATCGAGTAATCCGGGTTGAGCTTCCAGCCGGTGACGCGGAACTCACCCAAGCCAGCAGGCATATCCGAATGGGTCATCGAGCAGACCATTCCCGGCTCTGTATTGAGCGCGAGGACGGTCGTCCGGAAGGAAAGCATGCGCGCGGCTTTCCACTCCGCGATGCTCGTTCCGCCCAATTCCTCGCGCAGCCGGGTGCTGATGATCCGCGCCGCCTGCGATTTCGAGAAGGTGCCAGAGAGGTTGACGTTCGACTTGAGGAACAGCGGTCCAGCCCCGCTGCCGATCTGAGAGGCGTAATCGATATCGTAGACGGTGACCGAGTTGTTGACGAAGGCATAATCCTCATCCGCGAAGTTGGCGGTCAGATGGTTGAACGCAGGTTTCAACGGTGACAACTGAAGCGAGTTGAACAGGATGTTCCCGATGGTGAATGCTTCCACCGTGCTGCTGTTCTCGCGGATACCGATCTTCAGCCTGCCGAAGGCAAATGTGTAATAGCCCAGGCAGTTCATTAAGACTTCCTGTAGCCAGTCGCGAAGCGGCTTCTCCTCCTGGAGCACGCCGCGGAATTTGAACTGCGGCTCGCTGCCTGCGCCGACCATCTTCGTCACGCTGTCATTGCAGATCGCCGCCGCGTCGAGCGCGGCCTGCACGTCGAAGAACGTCTCTGCGAGATCCAACTGCGGAGTCGTGGCGGTCGCACCCAGCCGGAGGCCTCGCGCACGCAGCAGCATATTGACGGCGATCCACACCGGGTTCGTCAACGGCGGGCCAAAGGTCCGGACACCCAGGGAGGTCCAGACCCACCCGCTCATGCCCATCTGTACGTTGGCGACCATCGCGTGGTCGCCAGGCTTGGACAGTTGCAGGCCCTTCGCATCCGACCGGCGAATGACCATGAACGCCGTTCCTGCCGCGAAGTTGTCCTTGTAGACCGACGATCCGGACAGCGCCTTCCGCCAGTCGCCGCCGGTGCTCTTGCCGGTTTGGTCGAGCGAGAAGAAATCTGTCGCACCTGCCGGATCCGCACCCAGGCACTGCCGCAGGCCGAACGAGTTGGTCGGGTAGCCGTGGTGCGCCTGCCCGTCAAGCGTGCTGCCAACGAATGTCTCGGCGTTTCCATCGCCGTCCAGGTCCTCGTAGTGCGGAGCGGTATAAGCGATGATCGGTCCTTCGCCGACGATGCCTAGCGCCTCGTAGAAATCGCTCTCGTCCCGGCCCGCCGCGACTTTGCAGTTCACCGGCATTTCGCTGTCGGTGTAAATCTCCGGAACGATCTGATCGTAGATCGAATCGGCCACCAGCGACGTGCTCGTGATCGTGGACCGCCCGAAGCCGAACACGCCGGTCGAGTTGTCCTTGATCGACACGCCCTGCGGCTCCGCGATCAGCCCGCCGTACGAGTGCTTCATGTGGTGCGCCAGGCAGCCGTTGGCGGTCTCGTATCCCTTGTCGCACTTCGAGGCGTCGGCGGACGGGAAGTGGACCAGATCGAGAGATCCAGATGTGGAGTAAGGGCATGACTGCGAGTTGAAGACCTTCCAGCACGTGCGCGAGATCTTCCGGCATGGGTAGGGCAGGTTCAGTTCGTACAGACCATCTGCGGCGGTGACTTTGAACTCCGGCCCGGAGTCGAACTGCCAATTGACGATATCGCCCTTCCACAGGTCGAGCTTGATCTTCGTGGCGACGTGCAGGAGAGAGAACTCGATGGACGCGCGGAACAGATCCACATCGTTCGCGAGGTCCCGCATGACGCGGTCGGCGTTCCCGAAAGTGAACGTGGCGTCGTCGGCCTCGTTCCCCATGCTCTGCGAGATGCCATCGAAGGCCACAAGACGGGGAAGGTACAACTGCGCGCCGACAGTGCAGCGCCGGTCTGAGAGATAGATCGCCGGGTAGCCTGCCTGAAGCGGCTTAAGCTTAATCAGTGGAATCATCTGCTGCACCTGCGGCAGCAGTGCGTCCTTGAGCGCTGCAGAAGGGAATCGGTTGAGGACCGTTACTGGCGTGTAAGTTGGGCTGGACGCCGGGATCTCGATCAGGGTAACTCCAATGCTACAGACCCAGTCGGCAACCATCTCCCAGGACAGAGGCTCGTTAGCGAACCTGCAGGTGTACGCCGTCGTGCCGTTGCCATCGTCGTTTGGCGCATTGTAAGTGAACGCGCCGAACGGCCCGAACTTCGTTTCCCAGAAGTTCCGGAGGGCGATGCGCTGTGGGTCGTTCATCCACTGCCGGCGAATGGTGAATCGCTTCGCGCCGTCGCCCAGCATGAACCGCTGCTCGATCTTCGCGTTGCCGGAACCGAACTGGTGGATGACCACGTCCGGATTGCTGGATCGTCCGAAAGGATAATCGGAAACGATAGGGAAGGTCCCGCTCGCGACGATATCCGGAACGGTGATGTTGCCGATGAGATCAGACATGGCGCTATGCGGTGAGAGGAGCTTTGGGCTGGACGTGATTACGCGAGTTCGATCAGTTCAATCTGTGCGTCGGTCCTGCCGGGAGTGGCCGACTGCTCCCACGCGCCGTTGAACCGGACGATGTACCGGCCGACGGTGATCACGCCGGTGGGGTCGGACGAGAACTTCGGGCTGGTCTCATATGGGTCGTAGAAGAAGAACGCCTCGGACCCGCCGTGCCGTGCATCGTAAAAGTTCAGAAGGGTCTGAAGGAGCGTGGCCGGCAGACGTTTCGCCAGCCGCCACCGCTTCCGGCTGTTGGTTGCGAGCACCGAACGTTGCGACTCCCCGTTCTTGTACTCGTTCTCGATCATCGGGTACGCCCGCTCGTGCGCGAACGCCCGCGACAGGGATTGCGGCAGCACCGTGGCGGGCGCGGCGTTCTGAACGCTGCCTGGCACTACGTCACCAAGGTCCCCGGGCTCAACTGGAGAGCGGTCATCTCCCGACGACCCGCGTTGCTCTTCATCGCGGAGAGCGCTCCCTGTGCCACCACGCGACCGTTTTGGATGACCACATTCCCGACTGCCTGCGAGTCAATGCTGAGCGGGATTACGATAGTGCCGCCCGCGTTCGACGCGGTGCCGCCGCCGACCGAATCGAGCGACGGCAGTCCCGCCAGGCCTGCGAGCGGAGTCCCGTTCTGGTACTGACTGGCTTGGAACAGCCCGCCACCCGTTTCAACCAGCGACAGTGGCGTCACGGCACTCGGCATGCCGGTGGGCTTTTGGCCGGTGGACATCGCGTACAACTGGATCAGGTCGCGAACTTGGGGGGAGCGGATCGCCAGGTCAAGGTTGCCGCCGAACGCGGATTTGGCGGTGTCCACGATTTGCTGGATCACTCCCTTGTCCGAGATATCGACGCCGTAGAGCGCCTTGACCTTGTCGCGCGCCTTCTCCGTTGCGCCCTTCACAAACAGGCGAACCATGCCTGCCAGGAATCCCACGCCTGCGCCGATGGCCGCGCCCAAGGGTCCGCCGAATTTTGCACCGATGAGCGCGCCGCCTCCGGTCGTCTCCGCGAGGCCAAGCTTGCCTCCGCGCCGGAGTCCGTCGAGAGCCAGCATCGCGCCCGCCGCCAGCATCGCGCCGCCTTTCATCCCGCCGATGCCTTTGGCGTCGGCGATCTTGGTCATATCGCCCGCCTCGTCCATCCTCCATCGCTCGGGTTTGAAGCCGATGTTGCCCAGTTGGGTGAGCACGCCCTTCCAGCCCGCAGCCATTGCGCCGAAATTGAATAAGCCGCCAGCGGTGGCGCCCGACCCGCCACCAGCGGTCCCGGCGCCAGCCGCAACGCCGCCACCGCCACCACCACCCATTCCGGCAGCCGCCGCAGCGGAAAGAATCAGTGGGTTCCCTCCCATGGGTCCGGACATCGGGCCGCTGCTACCGCCGCCGCCCGTACCACCGAAGCCGCCCCCACCGAAGATAGGGCTGGTACCGACGCCGAGAAGCCCGCCCAGGATGCCACCGCTGCCGCCGGCGCCAGCGCCGCCACCCGCGAACGACACCTTCTGCCCGGTGAACAGTTGCAGCAGCATGGCCGCGACGCGCGACGTCACTACATCCTTGATAGCGGTAAGGATCGCAGTCTTGAAGGAGTTCCCGATAGCCGCCCACACCGACTGTGACTTCGTGACGAGAGCGTCGAAAACCCCGGCAGCCTGCTGCTTCAGTGAATCGAAGATGCTCTTGTAGTGATCGGTGACGAGCTTCCGAGTCTCGGCCGCGCCCTTCACCTGCGCGACATCGACCTCTGAGGCCGTCGCCTTCTGGAGCGCGTCCTTTTCCTGCTTGCCCAGATCCCGGACCTGGCTGGCCAGTTGATCGAGGTACGGTTGGTTGAAAATCCCCTGCGCCATCGCTGCCCGCTGCGCGGCAATCATCTGCCGTTCGGTGAGGAGATCGAGCTGTTCGATTTCGATCTTCGCCCGCTCCTTGATGGCGCGAACTTCGATATCGGTTTTCATCTGCTCGACGTGGACCTTGTCTTGCAGCGTGATCGCATCGATCTGCTCCAATTGCGCCAATTCCAGGTTCTTGCGCTGCTCGACACCCTGGAGGCGCACGTTGAGGTTGCGGTCCTGCGCGGCCTCTCGCATCTGCTGGTCCTGTTGTTCCAGCCGCGTACGTTCCGCGATGGCGTCCTTCTCGATCGCGGTCTTCGCGCTTTCGATCTGGAGTTTCTGCTGCTCCGTGGTCGCGTTCAGCCCGGCGAGCGGAGCCAGTTGCGCTTTCCGGCGCTCTTCAACGGCTGCAACCATGGCGCCGCGGCTGTTCGGATCGACGACGTTGCCCTGCCACTGTGCCTGCTGTTCCCTGGTCGTGATCTCCGTCTCAAAGCGCCGCTGCGCCCGCGCCATCGCAGCCTGAAAAAGGGCGTCCAGCCGGCGACCCTCATCCTCATTCCACTTCTTGTCGAACGCCTCGATCTTGTCAGTGGTCGCCCGGTGCATGTCCGTGAGGGTCTTGTCGGTCAACGTGACGCGCCGAACCGCGCCGGTTTTGTCGTCGATACGCGTCCGCATCTTGTCGATCTCGCGCGTCTCCTCCTGCCGGAGTTTCAGTTCGCCGGCAGCCTGCGATTCGACCGCCAGCCGCTCTGCCCTCGTGGTTTCGATGGTTGCCTGGGCCTCGCTGTTTGTGGCCGCGATGATCTTCATCGAGTCTTCCAGGCGCGCCCGTGCCAGATCCCTATCCGCGCCGGTGCGTTCCTCGGTCGCGCGCATGGCATAGTCGCTGGCTGTACGCTGGGCATCCAACGCTTGCTTCCGATCCGCAATCTGCGCCCGCAACTCGTCGTTGGTCGCCTCTTTCGGTTTCGGCTTATCGAGCCCGATCTTGAGTTTCCCGAAGCCCAGGTTCGAGAAGTCATCCCACTTCTGACCAGGTAGCATCCGCTTGCCGGAAACGATCTCCTTGATCTGGTCATCGCTGTAGCCCATCCTCTTCACGTCGTCGGCCTTGAGCTTGCCGGCGAACATCTGCTCTTGGATGCCCTTCCGCCGCATGTCCTCGTAGCCGCGCTCGAGGTTCGCCTGGGTATCGCTCCACTCCTTGTAGATGATCGCGCCGGCAGCCACCACGCCAGTGATCGCCAACGCCCAAGGGTTGAGCGCGAGCGCCAGGCTCAAACCCTCGACTGCCGTGGTGATCCCGATGATGGTCTCGGCGATCTGGTAGGTGACGAGCAGGCCGGCAGCGACACCGACCCCTTCCGCAAACCTGATCACGCCGTCCTTGTGCTCCTTCAACCACTTCACACCCTCGGTAAGCCAGTGGACCGTGTCCTTCAGCCAGACCACAAACTCTTTGCCGACCTCGTTCTTGAGCGATTCGATCTCACGAGAGAGCGCAGCCTCCTCGAACGCCAGACTGCCGGTCGCAGCAGCCGCCGACCCTTTGAGCTTTGCCGCCGCCTCGACGATGGCGTTGTACCGAACCTCCTTGACCTCGTTCTCATCGAGCGTCTTGCCGTGGAGTTGCGCCAGCAACTCCGCGTGCTCCGTGACCTTGTTCAGGTCGACGAAGATGTTCAGGCTTCGCAGGCCGCGCGACTGGCCGGTCTCGACAGCGCGGAGGATATCCTCCATCGCCTCGGCCGCTTTGACACCGGTCGTGCTGAAGGCCGCCGCGTCCTTGGCCATCTTCGCCAGACCCTGCGACTTCCCAAGTCCCAACTCCGAGACGATCAATTTCTGAACCGCGCCCTGCGCTTCCTCAGTGGTGTAGCCGATTTTCTTGATGGCCTCGACCGCGCCCAGCGCTGCCTCGTCGGCGATGCCAAAGGACTTCGCGACGGTCTTCGTGACCGCTTCCATGCGCTCCAGGTTTGCCGCCGACCGGGCCGCTTCGATGGTCCACTCCTTGACCCACTCGACGACCTTCTTCAGCCCTTCCACCAGGAGCTCTCCGGCCGCCACGCCCTTGGCCATGCTCCTCGTCATGGCGTCGATCCCACCGGACGCGCCGGCACCGGCCTTCACCGCTGCCTGCTCCATACCGGACGGACCCGAATTGATGCTCTTGATAGAGGCGTTCGCCTTGTTGACGTCCACCTCCACGACCAATTCGAGCTTGTTGTTGTCAGCCATGGTTTCCCGGCAGCTTCTCGCGTTCCAACCGGTCCCGCTCCTCGGCGATGATCAACATTGCCTGGAACTCATCGGCGGCAATTTCAGTCAGAGAAATCGGAACTCCCAGCTTCAACGCGCACATCAGATCCAACGCGCAACGGATGACCACTCCGCGTTCGGATGACTGGGCCTCGTCGATCCTATCGAGCGGGCAGTGGTCGCACCTGCCGCCACCCTCCGGCGAGTCCGGACAGAGGCTTTGGTCGCACAGGTCCTCGCGCCGCATCGCCCAATGCACGAGGAACCGGAACGACGGATTCTCCGGCCACTCGCCTAACTCGCCGGAGGAAAACTTGCGTCGCGGTCCTCCGCAAACGCCGTGTCGATGGCATCGATAGCGGCGCGGACTGCGACCGCCTGATGGATGATCGGCGCGGCGCCGACATACCCCTCGGTCGAGATCAAGAGCTTCTTGTACATGGTCCCGACCGGCGCGATGTTGACGGTGATCTCCTGCCGGCCATACTGAAGGTCAATCGCACGCGCAAAGCCGCGCCGGAAATCGAAGGTGTCCTTGGCCGACGGCATCTTCATCAGGTGCGTGGTCGTGGCTCCCAGAACCCGCATCGTGACCAGGAAGCCCTCGCCGGAAGGAACCACGTCGTCCACATCGCAGGTGGCCAACTCCTCAATCAGCTTCACCGCCTCGAACGCATCGGTTTCCGCCTCGTCGTGCTCCGTCCGAATCTTGGAGAGCAGCATCGCGTCGGCGTCCTCGCGGTGCAGGATGGTCGTCTCGGACGCGCCGCGCCCTAATGACTTGGTCAGTAGTTTGCGGCGACGCTGGCGTTCAATCCATTCATCGTCGGTTGGGAACCGCACACGAATGGTGCGGCCGCCGTTGGGGCCGGGAAGGCGCAGTGCGATCGGCCTGCTCGCGTCAAAAACGGGGGTATCCAATGTTGGCTTCCTTTCTACTGGCAGATCGTGTCGACGTTGCACTTGGCGACAGCGGAGATGACGCCGTTGACGCTGTCATAGATCGGGGTGCATTCGACAGCGACGGTAAGGATCTGGTCCGTCTCCCCGATCTCGACCACGGCGAAGGCGAGCTTCTGCCACGTGATCTGGAGAGAGTTGTTGGTGTCGAAGGCGAGCGTGATGACGGCAGTGCCGGTGGTCTGCGCCTTGAGCTTCGCGTATTCCAGTGACGTGTTGTCGTAGCGCGCGACGAACTTCAGATTGCCGGCGCGGTTGCCGAACTCCAGCCTGCCGCGAATGGCGCCTGTGGAGCCGTCGCCCGGAGTCTGGAAGCCCGAACCAGGGAAGAAGCCGGCGTCCATGCGGATGTTGTTCTTCCAGCCGGTTTCGACCGAGACGATGTTCTTGTTCGTCACATAATCGACGCCGTTGATCGACAGCGTGAGCGAAGCCGACGGCAGAAGTTTCTCAACGGTCGCGGCGGGCATCGTGACGCCGGTCGCGGAGTCGATCATCTTGCCCGAGCCTGCAAACTCCACGCTGATCTTGCTGTTCGCGCGGCCAGGGCCGGACCCGACCGAAATCTGCCACGACTCAATGGCGCAACCGACCGCCTGGCGGTCAAGCACCACCCCGGCGCCTGGACGGATCTGTTCGACGAAGGAGAAGTAGGGCAACTCCGCGGCGTCGCCGTTCGCAGGGAATAGCGGCGTGCATGTGTAGATGAAGTTCGGCAGCGTGCCTGTCTTCACGACCTTGCCCAAGCCGAACGCCATCGCCCAGGCTCCCATCTCGGCAGACAGGTACTTCTCGAGCGTGCCGCCGACGTCCCACGCGGTCTTGTAGGTGGTCGTGGGAAACTCGTGACCCTTGCCATACTCCTCAGCGTCATTCTCGGTCGCCAGTTTTGGGTTCGCGAGCGCGGCGTTGAGCTTGTTGAACCGCCACATCGCAGCAGCGGCTTGCGCCGTGACGATATCGGTCTGCTTACCCTTACCGAAGCAGATCTGTACTTCCTGCAGCCTAGTCGTGGACACTGGTCTTTACCTCCTTGGCCTTGGCCGCAACCGGCGGCGCGCACTGGCTCCAGCCGGCGGTCATCAACGGAACCAACACCTCGGGGGTAGCATCGACTTCTTTCGGGTCGCCGTCGCCGAAAGGAGGCATCATCCAACACTTGTTGTCCATATCAGTCGTCTCCAATTTCCGTAAATGAAAGCGGAACTTCGAAGTAGTCCAACGCCTCCGCATCCGTCTGCCGTTGAATCTGCGGAAGGTCCATTGCATGGCAGGAGGGGTGGACCGTGGCGTTCTCCATGGCGATGCCGGCCGCAGCGGGAATGCCCTTGGTGATCAAGCGAAACAGCCGGTAGTATGCGGTCCCCGCATTCGCTTCCGGCTTCGCGCGCAGGAACAAAGTGATCTGGTGCTTCCAGACGTCCACATTGCCGAACGACCCCGGCCCCGTCCCTTGCCAGGCGGCCATGATCGACGGCGCGGGCATGTTGTGGATCGCATGCACAAGGCTGATGTTCTTCGGGTAGGAGTCGTGGTATGGATAGACGCGCGCCGGGTCGCCGCCCACTTCGGTCACAAGCGCCGGAATATCGCGCAGCATCGCGACGAGGTTGGTGACGATTTCCGAAGGGTCGATCATAGCTGCTTGCCGCCCAGCGAGGTCTCCAGGACCATTCGCGACTTGCCTTCCTGCAAAATCTGATTTGCCGCCTTCGTCACGGCCTGTTTATTCCTCGGCGAGAAGAGCACCCAAGGTTCGATCTTGTTGGTGATCCACGCCTTGATCTTGTTCTCCGCGCCCACCGCCTTGCCGCGCTTGTTGGTGGTCGTCTTCGCGCTTCCACGACCGGTAACGGAGGCCTTCGCCTTGTTCTCGCTGACCGTTCGGACCAGAAAGTTCCGCAGCATGTCGCCGGTAAGAGTCAGGTTGCGGCGATTGCCCTTCCCCTGTTTCGTCTTCCAGATCGCATACTGCTTCGTAAGCGGCTTGGCCGCAGAGTCGGTCGGGCCTTGCGACGCTGCCAACCGGTTCTTCACCGCCGCGACGCCGACGTTGCCGATCTTGAACATCTGGTTCTGGCGGAAACTCAGCCGGTCCAATCGAATCTGTTTCTTCTGATAGATCCTAATAGACGGCATTGGGACCTCACGAGTGCTGGCGCAAACGTAACGAAGCCGCACCAGTGGGATCGACCGCGACCTCGTAGACGGTGTAGTTCACCCCGCCGATCACGACCTCGTCCCCGTGTTCCGGCCGCGCCGGGAAGTCGGCCAACCGGACGAATACACGTGCGTAGACCCCGTCCTGGTGGCGTTCCTCATCCGAGTCCTTCTGCAGTATCCCGGTGATCTGGAACGGGGAGTCCGTGCCCTGCTGGTATGTGACCTGGGCACCGAACGCCCTGAGGCTGGACCTGTTGAGCGCGTCGAACGAGTCGGCCATAGCCTATCCCAGCGTGTGAACGCGATAGGCCACCTTCACGCGGAGCAACGCATCGTTAGCAGCGTTCCCCGCGATTTCGCCCGCGCCCAGGTTGTGCAGCACGAGCGGCTGGTTTTCGCAGACCGTCCGGGCGGTGATCGGATCGAGCTTCGCCAGTCCGTAGGTCACCTGATCGGCGGTCTGATCGATAAAGCCGGTCGTCTCGATCGTCTGCGAGACCTGGACACTGGCTCCATCCTTGTATCGGACTGCGAGGTTGGCAGTGGCTTCGGTGAGGACGTTGGTCCCTGCTTTCAGTTGCAGGACGGCCGATTGGAACTCCAGAACCTTACCTGCGCCTGGCGCGGGAACCAACGTCTTCGGCGTCGCGCGGAGAGCTTTGATGTCCGCGTTCGAAAGCAGCACATCGACAAATCCGAGGGCCGCGCCGCCCTGCGAGAAGTTCGGTGCGATGAACTTGCCTTTAACTTTTTGCGCGCCCATGGATGGGTTTCTCCTTTTGAGATTTGATTGGTGGAATGGCGGGCGTCTCGATCATCGTGATCCGCCGCCGCTCATACATCTGCCGCAACTGCCGCACGTATACCCGGCGTGGTCCCGGTGAATCCGGAAGTGGTGGCATCGCCTCCCCCGGCTTCAGCGTTGCGCCGTTGAACACCGGCAGACGAGCGGTCACCAGGAACTGAGCCGATGGGTCGAACTTCGGCAAAGCGTGATAGGCCATGAGTTTCCTCCCCTTCGCCTACGCAATCGCGCCGGAGAAGAAGTAGCCCAACTCCGAGGCGACTAGTTTGATGTCCATCGCCAACTCGATCTCGACGATGTCGGAAGCGATGATCTCCCAGCGGTACCGCTTCACTCGGTTGCCTTCGTTGCCCGCACCCAGGTATCCGGTCCACGCGAACGTCTCGATGGCGCCCATCACGAGAATGCGGTCCAGCTCGAGGATGGCTGCGAGAGCCTCGCGGGTGATCCGGGCGGGCCCTCCGTTGGTCTGGCCATACTTCACGCGGTCCACCAGATCCGGATGGTCGACGAGTTTCAGCCATACCGGTTCCGAGATCACGAGCGTGTTGGCCGGGTACCCGGTTGCCTGCTTGATCCCGAGCTTACCGGCGCGGATGTCCTCGATGGGGTTCGAAGCCGGATCGTTCCACTGCAGGAACTGGCCGGCGGCGGGGCCAGCGGCGACGCCGGTCATATCGGTGCCCCACTTGCCAGCCGAAAAGAGGTTGCCGGCAAAGAGCTTCTCGCGACGGATCAACGCCTGCTGCGAGAGAAACTCGGTCGCGTCGCGGTCGATGTTGAGGACCGCGTCGGCGTTGCCGCGGAGTTGGTCGGGAATCGGCTTGTTCTCGGCCCACACGTCGGCGAAGTACGTCGGCGTGTTGTCGAGCCGGTATCCGCTGCTTGCGGCCGGAGTTCCCGGCGCGCGCTTCTGCATCTGGTCGCGGAAGAAGTCGCCGCGATTGTAGACGTAGTAGCGGTCGCTTTGCTTAGAGACAGGAATCACCGGGCACACCTGCGCGGCCACGAACTGATCCTGGTCCTGGAGGTACGCGATGCTGATCTGGGTCAGCGGCGTATTTACGTGAACATCACCATTGGTCGGGGTGAACATGTTGTTTCATTGCTCCTTTTCGTGTGTTGCGTCGCGCTTTACCGCTGCAGGATCAGCAGCACCGGGACGACATCGCCCGCTGCCGTAGCCGCAGCCAGTGCTCTGGCGAGGATCTTTCCGGCAGCCTGAGTGACCGCCCTGCCGGTGGCATCGGCTTCGAGCAGTGCTCCGTTGGCGAACGCCGCGCCTGCCATCACGCGCGCGATTTGACCGGGCATGGTCTGCAACGCGCAAGGCCGCGCCTGCGCTGCCGGTTTGTCGCCGATCACCCCGTCTGCGGCCAGCGCCGCGCCCACTACCGCTACTTGCCCGCTTGCATTAATCGCGCCGAAATAGAACTGCTTCGTCGAGAGGTCAGCGCTGGCGGGCACCGATACGAATTGCGTTCCGACTTCATAAGCCATGTTGTGTTTGCTCCTTTCCGTGTGTTGGTGTCGCTCGCATCAGGCCGGCAGAGGTGCCGACTTCTCAGCGAGGTACTGCTGGTAAAGCTTCGGATTCCTGGTCAACGCCTCCACGTAGGCCTTCGAGAAGGAGATGTTCCGGGTGACCGAGATCTGCGTGGCGGCAGCATTCAACTGCGCCTCGGCATTGGCGGGGCTTCCCTGGACGTGCGACTGAACCGCCGTGCGCTGGGTCTGCTCCGACCGCTGGGCCCACAGGTGGTCGCGGGCCTGTGCCACGGTCCAGCGGTTCTTGATGGCCTCGCCCAGCACGTCCGGACGATTGCCGATCTCGCACAGCACCCGGATCTCGTCCTGTTCTGCGCGAAAACGCTCCTCGATCGCTGCCGCGTCCACTGCCGGGGGAACCGGCGCAGCGGCAGGAACGGGTTGAGTGATCGCGGAAGCGGAAGCGGCAGCAGCAGCCGGCACCTCCGCTGGTTTCTGTTGGGTAGCAGGCGCCACCGGCGCGCCGGTCGCGTCTGCCTGTTTCGTAAATTCGCTCATGGTTGCCTCACTTTCTGGAATCTGCGCTGCGGCAGACGCCGCCGCGCGAAACCGCTTCTTCCCTCGCGCCGCTTCTGTTACTGCGGCGAGGGCTTGGTCCCTGGTGCCCACCTCGTCTGCCAGGCCGGCGCTGATCGCCTTGGCACCATAGAACAGACCGGCCTCCGTGTTGCGCACCAGCGCCGCCTTCATCCCACGGTTTTGGCTGACCAGCCCGACGAACATGTCGTAGAGCGAGTCGATCTGCAATTGGAGCTCATCCTTCGCCGAGTTCGACAACGGCTCGTGCGGGTTGAAGTCGTTCTTCTTCGCGCCGGCAAAGACCGCCGTGTATTTCCTGCCGACCTTCTCATCGAAGCTCGACTGGTCAACGTGGATCGCAATGACACCCACGCTGCCCACGCCGCCCGTGCTCGTGACGAACAGCCGCTCCGCACTCGACCCCAACGCATACGCCGCGGAGTAAGCGGCGTCGTTCGCGATAGCGTAAACCGGCTTCTCTTTGCGGGCAGCGAACATTTCGGCGGCCAGATCGAACAGCCCCCCGACCTCACCGCCAGGCGAGTCGACGTCGAGCAGGATGCCGGAGATGCGGGGGTCCGCAACGGCGTCCAGAAACCCGGCACGGATCATTTCATAGGATTGAAGGCCCGACCACGCATCCATCCAACTGGCCTTCTTGACCAGGGTGCCTGAGACGTCGATGATGGCGATGCCCTCCGGCGTTACCTCGTAAGGCTTGCCGGCGCGCATGTTGTCATCGAGCTCATCCGGGTCGTCTCCCTCGTCATCAATCGGCATCCGCGCCGCTATGGTTTCGACATCGACATCGGACAGGCCCAACCGTGGCCCGATAGCCTGCAGGATGACGTAGAGTTTCCGTGGCCGGATCAGCAACGGCTCGTCGAACACCCTTACCGCCAGTCGCGGCAGATAGTTCGTTTTCACTGAATCATCTCCTTGCGGCCCGGCTTCGATTTCGACTGCTTGCCGCCGCCAGCCGCGTCTCCCATTGCTGCCGGATCGTCGGCTTCAACCTTTTCGGCACCACGAGCATCGGTTCTGCGCGGATCGGAGTCGAATACCAGTCCCAACTCATCGGCGCGGGCATTGTCGGCGGCAATCTGGCGATCCACCTCCTCCTCATCCATCCCGGCTTCGTTGATGGACATGGAACGGGGCTTCAGGCCGGCGCGAATTGCTTTGACTCGGCGCTCACGTCTTTGTCCGGATCGACCCAAGCCCACTTCGGCGTGTGCCATTCAACCGCGAGGTACTGCTCCCGGTTGGCCTGATAGTCGCGCGCCTCGAGTTTGCCGGTCAGCGCCGCCTGCTCCAGGAACGCGATCCACACCGGGCGGCAGAACTGGTGAATGAAGACGCTGTACTGGATCTGCTCGCACAGCCTCCGGAATGACAGGATGCCCGCACGGATTGAGCTGTAGCTGGTCTGCGACAGGTCACCGGTCAGCATGTCGTAAGGCAAGCCCAGTCCTGCCGCAATCCGCAACAACTGGATGCGTTCGAACGCTTCGTAATTCCCGCCAACGTCGGCGGGTTCCGTGAACTTCACGTCCTCGCCCGGCTCCAACTCCTGCATCGTCCCCGCTTCCAGTTGAGCGACCTGGATGCCCTGCTGATCGCCATTCGGCACTGTGCCGTTCGGGTCGGCGTCGTTCGTCTCCTCGTCTTTGGCGTTGGGCAGAAACGGATCGTCTGGGTTGGTGCGGACGATGAACGCCATCATCATCGCCGCGAACTTCTTCCTGAGCAGTTCGGCGTCGTCGTACTGGTCGAGTTCCCATAACCGGACGAGCGCGTTCGCCATCCACGGGATACCGCGGAGTTGCCCTGGCCGGAGCGGCCGGAACAGGTGCATGATCTCTTCTGCGGGCACCCGCATCAACGCCTGGTCGGTGGCGTAAAAGAGTCGTTCGCCGGGGTGCTGCTTATAGAAGTAGTACGCGGTGCGCCGTCCTTTGGGATTGAATTCAATCGAGGCGCGGACCACGTTGCCGGACGGCGTCTCCGGCGTCGGCCGCGCGAGGTAGAACGGCAATTGCTCCGTCTCGATCAACTGAAGCTGAAGCGGCACCGCCAGCCCGTCTTCCTTCGCCATGATGTGCTTGCGCGCGAAGACCTCGCCGCCTTCCACCATGGACCGGAACGCAAGCGCCTGCAGACCATAAAAATCGGTGAGGCCGGAGGAGTCCGCTTCGAGCACGAACTGGGACCAAAGGGCCTGGATCTTCTCTTTGGTCGCCGTCGTGGGATGGAGAGACTGCGGCTTGATGCCGTTGCCGACAGCGTTGCAGACCCACTCGTCGATAGCCTTTGACGCCCAGCCATCCTTGCGCGCGATGTCGCGCGAACGTGCCACCAACTGGTCGGCGCTTTGATACCAGACCGAGTTGATGGCGTCGCGAGTGGTGGCCCAGGATCCCAGTCGCCGGCCCTGCGTAGCGGCCTCGTACGGCGCCCCGCTCGCTTTTGCGGAGGGAGGTACAGGTGCAGACACACCCGTCCCTCCCCGCTTGAAGCGAGTGAGGAATGTGGCCAAGAAGTTCACTGGAGTTTAGAAGCCCTTGCTCGAACTGAGACGGTACTGGCGAACCCGCCGTCCACCGGCGGCACGGTTGGTATTGACCATGTGCTGCTTCGCTTTGACCAACTGATCCACGTCGCGCAGGGTTCGGCTGCGGCCCTCGAAGGTGTTCTGCTGCTCAGGCGTTGCGATGGCCTCATCGACCGTCTGAAGTTGTTCGTCGCTGAAAGGAGTTGCCATATTTCACATCCGAAAACGTCCCACTACCCTCCGGCCCGAGCGCGGTCTGGCGGGCACTGAACCTGGCGGCGGTTTACTTTTCACATTCCCTTGTGACTGGTCCTCTAAACCCATGCGATCTTCCATCGCCCGCCAGTGTTTTTCGAGGTATCGGTCCAACCCGACACGCGCCGCCGCCGCTCGCGCATAGACTCTGCAATCCAGAGCCTCATTGCGGTCGCGCATCTTCTGCCATTCGAGGCGGCGATAGCCTTTGATGAGCTTGGCGACCAACTGTTCAGCCGTGATCTGCCTGAAGTATTCCTCGCTGTAGCGGGGAATGTGGCAGTAACCGGGCGGGAATGGAACTCCCCGTTCGAGTTCCTCATCGGTCGGCCGCTCAAGCCGGAGCCACCGGTACAACTCCTCTTTCGCCATTCCGGAGTTGACCGGCCAGACTCTTACGCCGCGTTTAAGCCTAACACCGAGAGGTCCGACTTCAATCGGCGAAGGCGTCCCGAGAACCGCCGCCGCGCGCACGTCGCCTTTGATTACGAGAACCCTGCCGCCCTGCCTGCGGGCCCACTCGTAAACTTCCATGGCTGCGTACCCGGAGTCCACCGCCATCTGGATAATCGGCATGTCCAGACCGCTGACGTTGGGGTACGTCTCGTTCAAAAGGGCAGTGAGCTTTTCCCAGACCGCCACGCGCGACGTGTCGCCCTCGAAAACGCGGTAATCGACGGACCACGACTCCTTGCCGCGACCCCACGCGACCACCTCCACTTCGATGCGGTCCTTTTGGACGTCGGCGCCGGCCGTCAGGAACACGCCGCCTCGAGGGACCGCGCCGACCTTGTATTGCTCGCGCCGGTCGTACAGCCGCTTCCAATCCGGCGCGTCGCCCAGCATCGTCCACGTATCGCCCAGTACCGTGTTCACAAATACCTGGAGCAACGACGGGTTCTTCTGCGCCTGCTCGAACTGCTTGGCGGCGTCTCCCCACGAGAACCAGCCGACTGGCGAGTAAAGGCTCGACAGGTGGAAGCCTGCGGTCTTGCCGTCCCAATTCGTGCTCGGGTTCGCGCGCCACTGGCCGCGCGCCAGCATCCACTGCTTCTGGTGGTTCTGACTCTCCTGGCCGCAGTGCTCGCAAACGTAGACCGCCTTATCTGGATTACCCTTCGGCCACCGGATCTGCGCAAACTTGAGGACCTGATACTCGCGGCATACCGGACACGGCAACCAATACTGCCGGCGGTCGCTCTCCTCATACACCGCCTCGATCCGGCTGATGCCGGTGATCTTCGGCGTCGACACCATGAAGACCTTGCGGCGCGCGAACGTACGCGTGCGAGCCATCGCAAGGTTGATTGGGTCGCCCTCGCCGTCTACATCGCCCGGATAGCCATCGATCTCGTCGAGGAACAGGTACCGAGCCGCCATCGAGCGGAGGCCGACCGCGGAATTCGCACCGGTCATCACGAGGACGCCGCCGGGAAATTCCTTCGACAACATCGTGTTGCCGGAGTCGCGCGACCTGGGGTCGCTCACCAGTGCGCGCAAGACGTCCGACTCTTCGATCAGAGGATCGATGCGCTGCTTCGAGTTGCGCTTGGCCATCTCGACGGTCGGCTGGACCGCCATCATCGGGCCTTGGGCCTGGTGGATCACATACCCGATCCAGTTGTTGCCGCACTCGGTGCCGCCGATCTGCGCGCCTTTCATGAAGACCGTCCGCTCAATCGGCGAAGACGGCGACAGGCAGTCCATGATCTCGCGCAAATACGGCGTGCGATCGGTGCGCCACGGGCCGGGTTCCGCAGCCGCCCGCTGAGACAATGTCCGGTACTTATCCGCCCACTGGGAGATCGTGAGCAACGGGTCCGGACGCATTCCGGCCGCGGACGCCGCGGAATAGATCTCCTCAACTGTTGGCGTCGGCAAATTCATTCAGCGTCTTCCTGATTTCGACGGCCAGGATCTCGTAGCATTTGGCTGCATCACTTTCGGCGGCGAGAATCGCAGCAAGACGATCCGGCAGGTTGAGCACGTGGTCGCGGTATCGCCGGAATAAATTGAAAGCCGCGACCTTTACGTCGTCGGCGGGGATTAACTTGGCGACCTTCTCCTCGTATTCGAGCTTGGCGAGGCGAGCCTGATAGTGCTCGCGCACCGCGCGCGCCTTGTTGTACTGGCTCGCGCCGAATGAATCAATCTCGTCCTCCTGCTGGCCGCGATTCGATCCCGGCGGCGCGGACTGCCGGGTGTTCCGCGCCCACTCTCCATCGGCTACGTCGGAGTCGACCTGGCCGTCCGGCAGGGTCGAGATACGTTTTGTGGCAATCGCCTCCTGGACGCTACTGATTGCGCAACGACGATGGCGGGCATAGGCCCGCTGGCTCATTGCTGGCATGCGTTTAGGCCCCCAAAATAGTGCCGACTACCCGCAGATTCCGCTTGCCTTGCTGGAGGACCGGAGTGATCAATCGTCATGTACGAAGCAGCCAGAAAAAGGAAAACAGGAGCAAGTATGAAAACCGAAACAGAAGCCACCGCCACCGAGACCAAAGAGACCGCCGCCGTTGCGGAGCAGGGCGCGCCCACCGCGCCGAAGAAGACGTCCTCGAAGAAGGGCACCAGCAAGAATGCCGACGCGCCCAAGGCCAAGAAGGCCGCCAAGACCGCCGCCCCGAAGAAGGAAGCGAAGACCGCGCCAAAGAAAGTGGCCAAGAAGAAGGCCGAAACCAGCCAGAAAGCGCCGAAATCCGCTGCGGTGCCGCGCGAATTCTCGAAAAAGAGCATCGTTATCGATCTCCTGCAACGCAAAGGCGGCGCGACGATGGTCGAGATCGCCAAGGCAACCGACTGGCAGAAACACAGCATCCGGGGCTTCATTTCCGGCCAACTGACCAAGAAAATGGGCCTCACCGTCGAATCCAGCAAGAACGAAGCTGGCGAGCGGACCTACAAGTTGGCAAAGTAGGTCCCACCCACCGCGCCGCCATTCCTGAGAGTGGCGGCGTTTCAGCATCTGGCCGCGCTTATTCCCTTGCATCGGGGGCCGACCGGAGTGATCAATCGTGATGCAAGGAGAACGAGCATGAAAGCAGCCAGCAGGAAGCAACAGAGACCCACCACCCCAGGATTTGCCATCGTAATCAAGGACGACACCGAATTGGGCCTCGCGACGCTGATCGCGGAATCCGAAGAAGGCCAGTATCAGCCCATCGGCGTAGTCATAAGCATCAACGAGGCGCGCGAGATCGCGCAAAGCGACCTCCGGATGCGGATGAAGGATCTCGAACGCGGTGGCGATCCTGGCATGTGCCCCTACTCCTACAAGGTCTGGGCGCAGGGACTCGAAGGAACCTACCGCGTCGCCGCCGAGATCCTGGCTACCAGCCTGTAGGAACCACCTTGACCGCACCGCACCGCAGCCGCCAGCATCCATTTGCTGGCGGCTTTCCCTATTTGGGGGCAGCGTCCGGAACGGGCGGCAGCAACGCCACCAGGAACTCCGCGATGCACGCCTTCCACGTGTTTCCCACGCACTCGTCCATCACATCGAAGGGCGCGGTGGCCACATCGATACCCTGTTGGCGGGCGAGGTAGATCAACGCCGCGAACGACTGATCGGCCAAAGACTGCAGGTGCGGCGCGACGCGCCGATCGTCACAATGATCAGACCACTGGGATTCCATCGACTGCCTCTTGCGACTGGCTCACCGGATGAGCCACCTGTTCGATTCCCGCCGCGATGTCATTGAACGCGCGGCCGGAGTCTGCGTGCCGCGCGGCGTCGCCCGTGTAATCCTGCCACCGACGGACGATCACGTCGCAATACCTCGGCTCCAGTTCAAGCAACCGCGACTGCCGGCCGGTTTTCTCGCACGCGATCATAGTCGTTCCGGACCCACCGAACGGATCGAGGATTGTGTCGCGGGTCTTGCTGCTGTTCCGGAGAGCGCGTTCGACGAGCTCCACCGGCTTCATCGTCGGGTGTTCCAGGTTCGCCATGGGCCGCTTGATGAACCACACGTCGCCCTGGTTCCGGTCGCCGCACCAAAAGTGCTGCGTCCCGTCGCGCCAGCCGTACAGAATCGGCTCGTACATCCTCTGGTAGTCCGACCGGCCCAGCGTGAAGTGGTGCTTGGCCCAGATCACAAACGTGGACCAGTGGCCACCGGCGTCCGAGAACGCCTGAAACAGCGTATGTAACTCCGACGAGGACATGCACATGTAGATCGCGCCCTTGGTGACCGCCAGGATGTTGGTGCTGGCGTCCCGCAGAAACTCGTAGAACTTGCCGGCCAGAGCGTCGTTGCCGATCTTCAACTTTCTCGCGGTCTTGCCCACGTAATCGACGTTGTACGGCGGGTCCGTGAAGACCATGTCGGCCAGCCCGCCAGCAAGCACCAACTGGATCGCGTCCAGGCTGGTGGCGTCGCCACATAGAAGCCGGTGCGCTCCCAGGAGCCAAAGGTCCCCGGGGACCGTAACGACCTTCTCCTGCTCGTCCGGAACGGCATCGTCGTCAGTCAATCCGTCGTTTGCCTGTTCGGGATCGCGCAAGAACTCCTCCAACTCTTCGTTGGTGAAGCCTACGACGTCCAGGTCGAACGAGTCTTCTTTTAGCGCGGTCAATTCGAGGCGCAGCATCTCCTCATCCCATCCGGCACTCATTGCCAGCCGGTTGTCCGCGAGGACCAGCGCGCGGCGTTGCGTCGGCGTCAAATGATCCAGAACGATCACCGGAATCTCGGTCATGCCGAGTTTCCGTGCCGCAGCCAGGCGCGCGTGGCCGGCGATAATCACGCCGTCTCCGCTGACGAGGATCGGATTGGTCCACCCGAATTCGAGGATGCTGGCGGCAACCTGGGCCACCTGCTCATCAGTGTGCGTCCGCGCGTTGCGGGCGTACGGGATGAGTTTGTCAATCGGCCAGCGTTCAATAACGAGGTCGCGCAGAACGGGCTCTGGATTCGTGGTGCTGCCACGATCCGTTGCTTTGTTCTGCGCGATTCCCATTGTGGTTATTCCCCGGCTTAGGCTGCCGGAGTGTTAGCGGTGATTGCGGAGGCGAGGCTGTCGGAGCTCGTCTTCAACTGGTCGGCGAGCGCCTGCAACGCCACCGGATCGTTCTTGATTTGGGCAATCTGTGCGGAAAGCCCGTTCAGCAACACGATAGCCGAAGCCTCGACATTCGTGTTCTGCTGGACCTGAGCGGTCAAAGTCGTCAAATCTGCCATGATGATTTTCTCCTGTTCGATCAGAGTTTTTACTGCGTCTAGAATTTGGTCGAGTTTGTGTTGCTCGACCAGGGAACCGTGCCAATAAACGTGGACATCCACGCTTACGTTGAGAGTCACCGGAATATCACCTCCTTGAAATTCACCTCCCTTTGCTCGCTGTTGTGGCCCTCTCGGTTGCATGGCCTCACGAAGCTTTGCGCTTGGACCCGGTAGTGCGGGTTCGGGCCGTTGTGTTTGATGGCCCGCGAGTCCTGGGCTTTTGGATTCAAGACCTGATCGGCCGGCACGCCGCGCGACTCCGCGACGGCAGCGAACGCCTCGCCGGTCGATTCGAGGACCGCATCGCCACCGGTGAGGTTCCTGATGCGATGAACGATCACGTCGCAGTAACCCGGCGAGAGTTCAGGGTTACGCTGGCTTGCCCGGAGGCAAACATAGTAGCGGTACCGGCGATCCTTGCTGGTTGAGTAGCTGGGCGACATCGCCGACCCGCAACACGTGCAGTAGAGCAGGCCCCGCAATAGAGACTCCAGCCTCGGCCGATGCTCTGTTCCGGGATTCCGCGTGTTCTCCTTCAACTTCTGCTGGACCAGGTCGAAGGTTTGGTCATCGACCGCCGGCGCATGGTTGGCTTTGACAACTTCACCGTCGGCGCGGATTCGTGCCGCGTAGAGCGGGTTCGCCAGGATGTTGTATAGGTGGCACTTCCGCATGGGGTGGCCGCCGTACAGCTTGCCGTCCTTGGTCGTCCACTGCTTGTTGTGCCAGCCCAGGTCCTCGCACTTCGCCACAATGCCGTAAACCGTCTGACCCTCCAGATACCACTCAAAGATCTGGCGCACGCGGTCGGCTTCCCCGGCGTTGACCACGAGGCAACTGCCTTCCAGGTCGTAGCCCAGGGGGACGTGGCCGCCGGTCCATTTACCACGCTTCCGCGCCAGCACCTGTTTGTCTCGCGTTCGCTCAGAGATGATCTCGCGTTCGAACTGTGCGAACGATAGCAGGATGTTTAGCGTGAGGCGGCCAAGGGACGTCGTCGTGTTGAACTGCTGCGTGACCGAGACAAACGTTGCACCGTGCTTGTCCAGAGTCTCCATGATCTTGGCAAAGTCGCGGATGGAGCGACTCAGCCGGTCTACCTTATAGACGACCACGCAGTCCACCTTCTTGGACTCAACATCGGCCAGCAGCCGGCGCATGGCGGGACGTTCCATGTTGGCGCCGGTGTACCCGCCGTCATCGTATTGCTCTGGCAGCAGCGTCCATCCCTCGCTGGTCTGACTGCGGATGTATGCCTCGCCGGAATCACGCTGGGCATCCAGGGAGTTGAAGTCCTGGCCCAAGCCCTCTTCCGTCGATTTCCTGGTGTAGATGGCGCAGCGCACCGTCGTGCGATCCGTCGCCCCGTTTCCGTTATTCTTCGCCACGCTTCACTCCTGGCCGGTGCCCGAGATTGTAGAAGGCGAAGCCGTTCCAGCGCGTGCCGGTGGCATCGGTTACGGCTCGACTGAGGGAATGGTAGATGCGGCCGGCGCACTCGAAGCCACCGTCAGCCCGGACATGGACGATAATGTCCTTCCCCTGATATCGGCGAATCAAAGGGGTGCCCGGCAAGGGCAGCCGCGGGTCGAGCGATGGTCTGAGGCGCGCTTCCACCGTGCGGCTTTCGTCCACGGGCTGCCTCAGGAAGTTCTTCGGAGCGCGGATGCGCAAGTCGGCGTCGTCCGCGATCTCGAGCGCACGGCTGCGCGCACGCTCCGAGAGTCCGCCCCACGCATTCGCCTGGATCCGCCAGGCGATGCGGCGGAACAGGAATTGCTTGTGATTGGATCGAGAGTCCTCGCCGAAGACCTCTCGGTATTTGTCCTTGAGTTGCGCGGTGGTAAGGCTGCGCAAGCCTTCGATCTCTTCTCTGATCCGTGATGGATCGACTGCGGTTTCGTTTTTCATTGTTGACCAGCAGTCACATGAGGGCTCTCTGTCTCCGGCAAGTCAACAGGCGGGCGGGGCTCCGGCAGGATCAGCCGGACGAGGGCATCGCCGAGAATGGCGGCGACTTCGTGAATGGCGGTGTCGAGTGCGGCGTCGCGATCGCGCATGAGCGGTCTCCTTGGAAGACCACCCACGACGATCTCCGCTTGGCGGTCGACGCGTCGTCTGGTGGATGTGATCGACTCGGGCGTTGTGCCGAGATCGTTAACTATATACGCCGCCCGGATTCGAGTTGTCCGGGTTGAGTTGGACACGTTTGGCCAGCCGTTAACCGATTCCTGGTTTCCGGGTAGAGACGGGGAGAAACGGCCCGCGGTGAACGCCACCGGCGCGCAAATCTGGCCAGCCATGGCGAACGTGGAGACAAACGGAGAGACGGAGAATGGGCGAAACGTCGGCCAGTTGGGAACTTGCGGAAGTGCCTATGGCGTCAACAAACTACGGGGAAATCGTTGCGGAGAATAGATTTGGCTCCTCAGGTAGGACTCGAACCTACAACCCTTCGGTTAACAGCCGAACGGCTTGTAGCCGCCTCGCTTTGCAAACACAAGAGTTAAGGAAGCAATAAACTCGTTTTGGGCGGAAATTGGGGGGACTCTGGGGGACAGTCGAAAGGGCGAGAGGAGGCGAACCGAACTATGAACCTGCCAAAGACCAGCCGTCTAAGGACGGCTTCTAGTGTCTGCGGTAACCAACGACAGTCCTTTTATAAGAGCATCGTCCGCAAGTACGGATGATCGCGGGCAGGCCCGGACAGCTGCCAGTTTTCCGTCTCGTTCAGTCACAACAAAACTGAATTCCTCGCCTTCTAGCCTCTCGAATTCCGAGATACCCACCGGTGGAACGACATTGGAATAGTGAAGGAAAACGGCTGATCGGGTGTCATTGCCGAGGAAGCCATATCCCTTCCCGTTGATGACCCGGTACAGTATGGCGTGCGCCCGTCCTCTTTCGTAGTCCATTTCCAGACCATCGAGTTGCTTCACTTCCCATCCACGCGAGTATCTATGTGCCAGATCCAAGTACTTCCTTGAATCGCCTCGTCTCTCCGCGCGCAGAAGCTGGTCAGCAATGTACAGTGCGGCCGTAGTAGCCTTGCGCTTGTCGCTCTCACGGATTGGACCCCAAGAAATTGACTCGCTGTAATAACGAATTGCTTCTGCCACATGCTCCTGGCGTTCGCGAAGTCTGGCAAGCGCAAACGCAATCTCCCTCAAAGTCGCTTGCGCCCGCGGCGACGAATCGGTCGAAGCCGCCTCCGTCATTATTTGGTAGCCTTGGTTCAAATAAGATGTCGCCATCTCAGTATCAGTGGTCATAAGCACCTCGGCCCATTTGCGGAGGTTGTCCGCCATCGCCGTCCGGGTGATGGCAAGATGCGATGTTTCATTCGAGGTTTCGAACTTTGCGAGAGCCCCTCGATACAATGAATCAGCCGTAGAGTAATTTCCCCTTCGTTTCTCAATTTCTCCCAGCAGATTCAGCAACTGCGCATCATCGGGCTCGATCTGGAGGGCGTGTCCGACCTTGGCGACTGCCTCATCGTAATGCTGAGCCTTCATTTCAGCCGAGCAGAACGGCCAACATCGCACGGTCGCGCAAGCCCTTCGGTGTAGTAATGTCCGGCGCGTTGAGAAGTGCCTGGGCCCGCCGGAGGGACAGCCAATTCCCGACGCGAACGCCTTTTGACGCGACCCCTTTCACGCGCGCGATCCCGCTGGCGAGTTCCGGCGCCAGCAGCCCATTGTCCGCCGCCTCCACGGCCAGTTTCCGGACGGCCGTGATGCGCACGTTGATGGAGACTGAGCCGAGCCCGCGCGCTTCCAGAGCGACGCGCCACGCGCTCACGCTTGCCTTCGTGAAGCCGGGCCGTGGCTCCTGGCCGTACCAATCGAAGAACTCGTCCAACCCCAAGTTGTAAACACGCTTTGTAATCGGGGAGGAGACGCTGTCGAGCACGAGCGCCTTGAGTCTCCGCCATTGGTTTGCTTGCGGAACGACAATCACATCAGTCAT